TTTTGTATTCTTTTGCCTTATAAACGCCTTCGCGTGACAATTTCGCAACAATTGAGCGAACCGATTTTGACAATTCAGCGGCCAAATTTTCAACGGTCACGCCAGCGGTATAATCAGCCACAATTTTAGCGGTTTGCTCAACAGTGTAGTTTACATTTTTCGTAGTCATTTTTTAGTCCTTGGAGAATTTCGGGTTTTTAACAGTTCCCGATTACTGCCTGCTAGATTCTATTATATCACAAAGAATTGAAAAAACCTAGTATATTTGCGATAAAAAAAGTGCCGTTTAAAACAATCAGGCTTTTGTCTTTTCTGACAATGCCCACAATTAGCCATGATACAGAACCAACCATAAAAAAGCAATAGCCAATAAAAAATAGTTTTGAAGCCACAACAAAAGCCCCAACAATTGAAGCAATTGTTCCAAGCCATGAAATTTTAGTAATCATCGTTTAATTTCCATTGTGTGATAAGGGTCAGCGTCTAAACCATAGTTTACCATAATTTCAGCCCATTTTACGCCATGCCCACAATTTTTTTCAGATTCGCCAAATAAATTAAAATCGGCTTGGTGTATAATTTCATGAGGCAAAATAACGTCAATCATTGTATTGCGCGTTGATTTTTCCAGAAAAAATTTATAGCCTAATTCAATTCGGCTTTCATCCTGATAACACATTCCAGCGGTTCGCCACAATCTGCCATTCAATTCAAATTTTGGGCAGTCAAATTTTGTCAGCATGGGGTAAATTTCGCAAAGCGAATCCCAAACCATAACCGCTTCGCGGTTAATTAATTTTAGAATGATTTTCTTGTCCATGTGTTTATTATACCTGAAAAAAGCCGCAAAACGTGTCGTTTTTTAATCACACACAAAAAATAAGTTATTAAAAAAAGCTTGACATGCCCCAATTTTATGTGATAAAATTGGCGCCGCCAAATGCGAATGATTCGCATTTGCATTTGGGTTTTGGCCACAAAAAAACCGCCGAAGCGGTTATTTTGCAGGATTAATTTTATAATATATTATAACGGATAAAAATATAATATTAGCGGAATAATTTAATAATAAGGGAAAATCTAATTTAGGCAATATATAAATAAAGGTTAATATTTCGCCAGTAAACCATAACCCAATAAACCCCCAATTTAAACCCGCTGATGATTTTGTTTTATAAGATTCTATTGCCTGCGGTAATCCGCATATTGCCAACATAATAGAGCCAAGCCAACCGATATTATCCATAATATATTTCCCCGATAGTTTGAATTACAAACCGCTTTTTATTATATTCTGATTCTAACCGCTTATCATCATATAAATGCAAACATAATGCAATAATCCATAATATTTTCATATTTAATTAATCGGGGTTATTAGCCCCGATTATCTTTTATTTTGCAGTGAACCAATCTTTAGTTTGAAAGTCGCGCCATGAATAAGGCTTGATATTATCTTTCCAATTACGTTTTTTGAGAATAGTATTAAGAATTGGCAATTCAAAATCTTTGCATCCTCTAATGCAGTATGCGGTTCTTTTGTAAATTCGCCATTAATAAAACCGCATACAATCTCGGCATTCGTTTGAAAAGTCATATTACCGTGTTGAGTAACTTTATTAAACGCATGATTATCTAATGCAAATTGACGAAAATCTTTTTTATTACAGATATTACCAACCGCCGCTTGCCATAAGCAAAATTCAGAATTAAAACCCGACAAGTCGATTCCAGTATTAAGGCATTTTGATTTATCAAAAGCCAGATTATAAGCGGTAAGGCTTGGATTATATTTACCGATCACCTGATTAATCCATTTATTAATTGCATTAACCGAAGCGAGCATTCTAGTGCCATTATCTAGCATAGTAACATAATTAGATTTGCGTTTTTCCAAACCCTGATAACCCCAAATATCATTGGCCGCTTTATCATGGAATAACTCAAAATTGCCATAATGACCATTAACCAAAACCGCGCATTGATTATAAATTTTGCCTTCGCGGTCAACAACAATCATTGCAAAATCGGCAACAGTATCAGCCATTGTTGTTTCAGTATCGAGAATCACGAAAAATTGTTTCTTAGCCATTTTTAACCTATAAACCGGAACCGCCGGATATTCGCGGATTGTAGCGTTTTGCTTCAATAGAGTTATTATACACCAGAAAACCGGAAAATTCCGATTTTCTGAATTTATTTTTAGTGACCTTGCACCGAAGGAATGTAAACGCCCCGAATATTGAACCTATCGCAAACCGCTTTTAAGTAACTGATATTATCCTCATAAAAAACAAAGTCGGCATTTTTAAAGTTTGTCAAGTTAAAAAATTTCGCCAACCCGTTGATTTTAAGGGTTTTTCCTGATTGTGAATCGCCCTCATTGCGTGAAATAAAATAATCGGGTTCGCCTAAAATTTCCTTGACAAACTGCCAATCAGGGTCATTCATTACACGCGCAGTGGCAATAATCACATAACAATTTTCGTCGAATAAATCCGCCCGATATTGTTCGGCCATTGGCAATAGTGAATCATTCATTGCGTTATATTGATTTTCACGCCAAAATTCAAGATCAATTTTTTCGCCCGTATCATCCACAATTGTGCGATACCTATGTGACGAATCCACAATTGTGCCGTCCATGTCATAAATTGAAACCCGTGTAATTTTAGCCATTTTTTAGTCTTTCAAAAAGAATTGTGCGATAGCCCCATTATATTCGGCAATGCAAGAAAATGCAAGCCCGTGACGGTCACAGAACCGATTAAATCGGGAAATTTGGGAAGGGGTATATTTTTTGTCCATGTGGTTATTATATCAGGGTTTTGGTGTTTGTCTCATTATAAATAACTATCGGCCCGATAGTGTTTGGCTATCGCAAACGCGCATTATATCACATAAATTCAGCCCATGTCAACATATTTATTTTTGTTGTATTTTCGCGAAAACAACAAAAATACACGAAAAAAACTTGACGTGCCCCAATTATATGTGATATAATTGGCGCCTCCAAACGCGAATCATTCGCGTTTGAAAACAAAGGTATTCATTTGTCAATGTTTTCGTAAACCAACATTCTAACCCATGCGCGCCCATAATCTAATTCAACGTCAACCAAAGAATTATCTAGTCGTCTCACAATGTGGTATTCTATACGGTTATTAAGCATAACCTTATTGATTGTCAAAGTCATAACCATCCTTCATCAGCGCGTTGTTCAGGTGTAAAGCGGTCAACAATATCAGTTAACAGAATGAATTGTTCTTCCAAAAATTCTAGGCTATCCCATTCGTCCTGAGTCCAATGCCGTGGGCGTATGCCGTGAACGTCCTTATAAAAGTCCCACAATTCAGCCTGCAATTTAATTAATTTTATCATGCTCATTTAGTCCACCTCCACCGATACAATCTCACCCTCAGGTGTCATGCAATAGTATGCTGAAATCCTAGAATAGGAAACCTCATACCAACCCGAAGCCCTTGGCCATATCTTAACAGTTGCCCGATAAATTTCGGGTATGTCATTCAGTATCGCAGTTTTGATTGTATCGTTTATCATGTGTTTATTATACCATAAAAAAGAGTAGGGGCAAAAGCCCCTACAATCTATCAGGTCTTTTCAGCCTTGATGAAATCAGCGATAACCTTCAAGGCATTTTTATTAGCCTTGGTCAGTGATTCAGCATCAGCCTCACCCAAGCCCAAAGCCATAGCGATAAAGTCGGCAACCTCATCCTTCTTGACCACGGCCTCGCCAGTTTTGCTAACGTATGTCTTAGCTTTATAAACCTTCTCGCGCGACAATTTCGCAACAATAGAGCGTACCGATTTGCCAAGCTCAAGCGCGATAGATTCCACAGTCACGCCAGCAGTGTAGTCCAAAACCATTTTAGTAGTTTGTTCAGGGGTATAGTTCAATGTTTTAGCAGTCATTTTAAATTCTCCAGAGTTAAGGTTTCATCATTACCAACAGGTAGTAGAAGAAGGGAAAGAACATTATAACAGCAAGCACAACGCATTGCAATAGTTCAATAAATAATCTTTTCATTCCAATCATCTCCTCTAGTTGATGTATCTATTATATCAGAGTTTTTCATTCGTGCAAGGTTTATTTAATTTATTTCGTAGGTGTTAACCCCTATTGACAAGGGGGCATAGGTATGATACAATGGATAGGGGCGGTTAATAGACTTTTGCTATAACAGCCTCTAGTGGGCCCCACCCCACGGCCTAGAGATAATAGACCCCCAACTAATGCGGGTGCGTAATGCACAGACCCCAACTAACGCGGGTGCGTAATTACTAGTACAAATATATTTATAAAAATCACACCCAAATCATCTAGGGTGCCAATTACCACTGCCTCCACAATCGCTGCCACCAATTTAATTTCAAGACCCTCAACCGCCAAGTTTCAAGTAATCGGCACTGGCTTTCCAAATTGTTTAAATTGCTCTCAAGTTCCATAAACTTTTGAGTTTTACGCAGTGTGATTAATGCTCGAGTGTCCCAAGCCTCATCAAGTGTTTGATAGTCGGATTCCAAAGTTTCCAAACTGCTCTCAAGTTCCACAACCTTATCCTCCAGCTCAACACTAGAAGCCTGTACATTTTCCATGGCAAGTATAATTGCTGGAACACTATAAATTGCCATTCCTGCCTTGGCATGTCTGATTAAGGCTAATTGTTCTTGTTCTGTGCGGGGTGCTGGACGCTGGGTATTTAGCTCAGGTTCTAGCCAGTTAATAAAATAATTTTCATACTCGTCTAGTACATCAGGATGACATTCTAAGAGTACCTTGGCAGTTGGGTAGCAGTGATCGCTGTTATAGTATGCACGCAACATATCCTTGGCCGCAGTACCTTTGCTTAATTTATCTGTATGCTGCTGCCAGCGGCGTTCTAGGTCAACGCTCTTGCCTACGTAAGTGTCCCCGGTCGCAAAGGTTAGCTGGTAGATTCCTGAAGCCATAGTTTTCCTTTTAAAATACTATTATATCAGTTTGGGTTCTGTGTGTCAAGTTAGCTTGGATGTGGTGAAAAAATCTGTGGTTGTAAATTATCTGCTCATGTGATATACTAACTAAAAGGATAGTGCCTATGTCAAATTTACCCCAAACTGTGCCAACTTCATCACCTGCGGAAGCCCTGCAAATTTCTCCTGAAAATCTGGAGATAGCTAACTGTTTTCTAGAACTTCAGGATATACACAAGGTCGCAGACGTGCTAGACGTACCTCTTGACTTCGTAACTCGTATTCTAGCACGTAGCGAAATCAAGGCGTATGTAAACCAAGTGTTCTATGAAGTAGGTTTTAATAATCGTTTTAGAATGCGCGACCTGATGGATACGCTTATAAGGAAGAAGCTATCAGATATGTCGGAGTCAGAAACTGGAAGCAATAAAGATATTGTAGACCTGATTGCCTTATCGCATAAAATGTCAATGGAAATGCTTGACAAAGAAATTCAACTTGAAAAATTACGCCAAGGTAGTAGTACCGGAATAAAATCTCAAGTAAATGTACAGATAAATGACGGCTTGGGTGACGGTACTAAATATGGTGCTCTTATCTCAAAATTACTAACTGGAGAAGGTAACTAATGCTAACTATTAGTCGGCCAGATATTGAACGGTCCGATATAACTGATTTCGAACCCTCTCGTAGATTTATTAAATTGCCAGTTACCAATTACTTAAAATTGTTGAATATCTGGGAATCAATCAACGAGCCTCAAATCGCTTTAATCAATGCAGTTAATAACCCTAAATATAGGTTTATCTGTGCAGCTCTAGCTCGTAGGCTAGGAAAGACTTACATTGCAAACGTCATCGGACAATTGGTTACTCTCGTACCAGGATCTAATGTACTTATTATTTCCCCAAATTACAATCTTAGTACGATTTCTTTTGAACTCCAACGAAGGCTGATCAAACACTTTGACTTAGAGATTACGCGAGATAACTTAAAAGATCGTATTATTGAGCTTTCAAACGGATCAACAATTCGCATGGGCTCTTTGTCGACTGTGGACTCGTGCGTTGGGCGGTCGTATGACTTAATTATCTTTGACGAAGCTGCGCTTGGGTCAGATGGTGAGGCAGCATTTAATGTTGCATTACGCCCTACCCTGGACAAGCCTAATTCAAAGGCAATCTTTATTAGTACTCCTCGTGGTAAAAATAACTGGTTTAGCAGATTCTTTGATCGTGGCTTTACTGATGACTTTCCAGAGTGGTGTTCTATTACGGCTGACTATACTGAGAACTCTCGTATGGCTGAATCCGACGTTGCTGAAGCTCGTAAATCTATGTCTAGATCAGAGTTTGAGCAAGAGTATATGGCTTCATTCACTACGTTTGAGGGTCAAATTTACAAGATCGAAGAACAGCAGATTTCTGAGTATGTGCTACTAGATGGCGATGAGGCTATTGCAGGCTGTGACCCTGGTTATCGTGACCCTACTGCCTTTGTGGTCGTAGTATATCAGCCCACGCTAGACAAATTCCATGTCTCAGATGAGTACTTAAAAGCCGAGGCTACCACAGACTTACATGCAGCAGCTTTTCAGGAATTTATTTTAAAATGGCAAATCGAATCAACCTTTATCGACTCCGCAGCGCCGCAATTTGCCTCGGACTTAGCATATCTCTACGATGTGGCAACTATCAAGGCAAAGAAAGACGTTCTACCTGGAATCGCTTATGTGCAAACATTAATCGAAACTGGTCGTTTGACTATTTCACCCCACTGTACCCATACCCTAGCTATGCTTGATCAGTATCGTTGGGATACTCGTGAAAATATAAAGGCAGAAAAGCCGTTACACGACGAGTACTCGCACATGGCAGATGCATTACGTTATGCACTTTATACCTACACGATTTAAGTACACGCTAGACAGGCTTGCTAATTTATGGTAAAGCAAAATAGTGGAGAAAAAAATTCTAGGTTGACATTATTATGCTATAATGATATAATAGGAAAATTGAAATTATGGTAATCCCAAAAAATGGCTAAGAATATAAATAACCGCATACCTGTTAAATGGGTTCGCGATAAAGCCAAAGCAGCTTATGAGAAAAAGGATTTTTGCTACATATGTGGTAAAACCGATGATCTAGAGCTACATCACCTCCATTCTGTTACTACACTGTTAAATCGTTGGGCCGACCGTAAGGGATATGATATATCCACGGACGACGGAATTCTTGCTGTTAGGGATGAGTTTATTGAAGAACATCGAGTTGAGCTGTATGATCTAGTTTACACCTTGTGTAATCAGCATCATGTGTCCTTACACTCCGTTTACGGTAAAGCTCCAACTCTAGGTAGTGAGCAGCGTCAAGGTACTTGGATAGAGAAACAAAAAGCTAAACACGAAGGAAGGGATCCTGCAAAGGATACGTTGTCCTTGTTTAGTAAATTCTTATAAAGGACAACCATGACATGGTATAACCCAAGTTCTTGGTTTGCAGATAACGAAGAAAAGCTTAATCCAGCTCAAGGGCTTATTAGTCGCGAACAAGGTGTGTTTATTAACACAGATAGTTCGATTACTTATAATCAAGCATTTGAAAAGTTAGAGACTGTAAACCGCGGTGTAAATATGATCGTATCCGGATGCGCAAGCATGGATTACGATGTAAAAGATAAAAAGATGGAAGGTAGAGTTACTGGAGTTAGGCAGAAAACAATTGCTCAACTACTAAACTTTGCTCCTAATCCGTACCAAAGTGCGCAAGAGTTCAGAAATAATATCTTTACTGATTTTATTCTAGAAGGTAATATCTTTATCTACTGGGACGGGGTATCAATGTACCATCTTCCAGCTTCTCGCGTACAAATTGAAACCGACCCTAAAACGTTTATATCGCATTATCGTTATAATACAACAATCGTTTTCAAGCCTGATGAAGTCATTCACGTTAAGGACTTAGCCTCCGTTAGTATATATCGAGGTAGTTCACGTTTAATGTCAGCAGATCGTAATATCAAGATCTTGTATAAAATGCAAACATTCCAAGAGCAATTCTTTGAGAATGGTGCAGTTACAGGTTTAGTACTTACAAGTGATAATACACTTAGTCAAGTTGCTAAAGATCGTACAATTGCTAACTGGATGTCAAAATATTCCCCTAAGAACGGTGCGCGTAAGCCTATGATCTTAGATAGTGGATTAAAGCCAGCACCCGGCCTATCAGATACCTTCCAAGAGATGGACTTTGATACGTCAATAAAAACACATGATGCTAAAGTTCTTAAAGCTTTAGGCGTTCCACCTATTCTGTTAGATGGTGGTAATAATGCTAACATTACACCGAATTTACGTTTGTTCTACTTGGAAACAATTATTCCAATTCTAACAAAGTATACTAGCGCTGTAGAACGCTTCTTTGGTTATGATATTGAACCAGTTACAGCTTCTGTCTCAGCATTACAGCCTGACATGAAAGACGTAGCAGCGTATCACGCAACGTTAGTAAATGCAGGTATTATCTCAGCTAACGAAGCTCGTGCAGAGTTACGTTATGAATCTAAACCAGGACATGATGATCTACGAATCCCAGCGAATATTGCTGGTTCCGCAGCAAATCCAAGTCAAGGGGGCGCGCCTCCTAAACCTAAGGACCCCTTAGGTGGAAAGAGCGCATAAGAAAGTAAGTAAGGAACTACATGGATAAAAACAAAGTACTACGATTAAACAGTGCTTTTGCCGTGAATGAAAAAGCCTTGCCTACCGGCGGAGACAGCAGTATCGAGTCTATCTTTATTGAAGGGTACGCAAGTACCACAGATATTGATAGAAGTGGTGATGTTGTACCAAAATCCGTTTGGGAAGCAGGTATTCAAAATTACCTTAAAAATCCAATTATTTTATCTCAACATGACTACGATGATCCTATCGGACGAATGACTGACTATAAAGTGGACGATAAGGGATTGTGGGTAAAAGCCCGTATTTCTTCAGCTGCTGAAGAAGTATTTGGTCTTATTAAAGACAAAATTTTAACAGCTTTTAGCATTGGCTTCCGCATCCTAGATGCAGAATATAATAGTGCTGCAGAGGTATTTGTTATTAAGGAACTTGAACTTGTCGAGATTTCGGTAGTTTCTGTACCTTGCAATCAAAATACCCTATTTGATTTGTCCAAAGCATTTGATAATGCTACGGATTATAAAGAGTTTAAACAGCAATTTGCACCCAAAGGCGACTCAGCTAAAGGGCTAGAATCCACAACGGAAGCAAAGAGCACAACAACAAAGGAATTGGACATGACTCCAGAAGAAATGCAAAAAATGTTGACCGATGCCGCCGAGGCAGCTACAACAAAACTATTAGCGGCTCAAGCTGCTGAAAAAGCTCAAACTGAGGCTGCTGCTAAAGCTGCTGCTGAATTTGATGCTAAAGTTAAGAGCGCCGTTGCCGCTCACATCCAGACTGGTGATACAGGCGCTGAGCGTCTATTAGCCGAAGTCACTAAGCGTCTTGAAGACCAAGCTACTACTTCCAAAAGTGCACTAGCTGGTTTAGAGTCCGCTCTAGCAGAAAAAGCCGCTGAAATTGCAAAAATGCAAGCAAGCAAAATGTCTTTCACAGACAACCAACAAGCTGGCCAATCTAGCTACCAAGACCGCGAAGCCGCAGTTATGTTAGCAAAAATCACTGGTAAGTCTTTAGAGTCTACTGCCTTTGGTCGTCAACTAGTTGAAAAAACTGGTCAACACATGCCAAGCGCTACATGGGAACTAGAAGTTTCTACAAACATGGAAGCTGAAGTTCGTCGTCGTTTAGTTGTTGCTCCACTTATCCGTGCAGTTAACATGCGTACTAACGTTATGACTATGCCTGTTAATCCAGAAGCTGGTTTAGCAACTTGGGTTACTAACGCACAGTTCGGCGCAGCTGCTTCAAGCGGTGGTGCTTCTGCTACTACTGGCCAAACTCCTGGTCGCGGTACTCCTCATCAGTTAAAAGAAATCACGTTAAATGCATATAAAGTTGCTACTAACGAGTATCTAAACTATGAAGAAGAAGAAGACAGCCTATTGGTTATCATGCCTATCGTTCGCGATGCAATGATTCGTCGTTTAGCTCGCTCTGTTGATCGCGCTTACTTGCTAGGTGCTGGCTCCGGTGTTGACCCAGTTAAAGGTATCACAGGTTACTCAAGCGTTAACACTACAAGTGCTAACGGCGTAACTGCTGCTACTATCTCTTCAATCGCTAACCTACGTTCACTACGTAAGAATCTTGGCGCTTGGGGTCTAGATCCAGCTGAAGTAGTATACGTTGTATCTACTGAAGTTTACTACGATCTATTAGACGACAGCACTTTCCAAACTATGAACCAAGTTGGTCCACAAGCTACATTGCTAACTGGTCAAGTCGGTCAAATTGGTAATAGCCCAGTTCTAGTTTCTGGTGAATTTGCTTCTAAGGCTACCGGTACAATCGGTGCTTGCGCATTCGCTCCAGGTAACTTCTTGTCTGGTAACCAACGTGGTCTACGTATGGATACTCAAGAATTAGTTGAAACACAACGTCGTGTTCTAGTTGCGTCTTTACGCACTGGTATGACTCAAGTTACAACTAACTTAGGTAATGGCGTAAGTAATTACGTATGGGGTACATTAAGCTAATCTAACGATTACTTAGTATTTCTGTAAGATAGGGAACTTCGGTTCCTTATCTTTTATAAGAGCATTTTGGTGCTTTTATAAAAGATAAAAAGGATATTCTATGGCAACAAATTTAATAACGCTACAAGAATACAAAGCCTACATCGGAATCTCAAGCACCAATCAGGACACAGTAATCAATACTCTGATCCCGCAAGTTAGTGCTTTAGTAAAGAATATTTGCCGCAGAACATTTTTAGACTATGTTAATGACCCTAAAGTTGAGGTCTCTAAAGGTGGTGTGAGTGGTAATCGTATCCTACTA